CGTCAGCACCAGGCTGGTGTCGGTGTCGGTCAGCGCCTGCTGCACCAGCGCGTCATCCTTCACCAGGGTGTCGAGCGTGCCGGTGCAGCCGAACTTGCCTTCGGGCAGGTCGCCGCGCAGGCCGCCGCTGCCCACGGTGAGGGTGTCCTCGTCCAGGTTGTTGGTGAGCGCCAGGTCCAGCTTGGCCACGTCCAGCACCAGGCTGCCAGCGCCGAACACCAGCGCGGCGGCCAGCGCCTCGAACGCGGCGTGGCCGGTGTCCGTGGGCGTGCTGTCCAGCGCGGTGGCGCCGATGGTGGCGTTGCTGCCGGTGATGGTGGGCGTGAACTGCACGAACCCGGTCGGCCCCAGGCTGATCGCGCAGCTGGCCACGCGGCAGCCGAGGTGCCGGATGTAGCGGCTGCCGGACGTGAAGCCGGCGCCCATGTCCTGTTCCAGCGTGAAGCTGGGTGGCAGCGCGGCGGCCCCGCTCATGGCTGGGGTGAACACGTGCGTGGTCACGCCGGTGGCGGTGCTGCTGGCGGGCGTGCCGATCAGGTGCTTCAGCCAGAAGCCGATGGTCTGCGGTGCGGCGTTGACCTGCACCGGGCCGTTCAGCGTCTGCGCGCCGGCCACGCTGCGGTTCTGCCCGCGGTAACCGTCAATGGTTTCGTCGGTGTCGCGCGTCTCGCTGGCGGCCACGCCATGCGACACGAACGGCAGGATCACCGCATCCGGCGTGACCGGCGGCGTGCGGTAGGCGGTGTCGGTGACACCGATCAGGCGGATGCCGGAACCTCGTACTTGCTGGCCCATGATCAGTGCTCCTCGCTGGTGTCAGCAGCCGGGGCGGCCACTGCGATATCGGGCTGGGCGGCGCCTGCCAATTCCTGCCGTGCCGCCTTGTCGTCGGCGGCGCTGGCGAAGGCCAGGCCCTTGGCGTCGACCAGGCGCAACGCCTCGGCGGCTTCCACTTTCACGCTTCCGCCGCGCTGGATGGTGCCCACGGCGCGCACGCCCGGCAGGGCGGTCTTGCTGAAGCACACTTCATAGGTCTTGCTCATGGCTCATTCCTCGATCGTGTATTCGGCATGGATGCGTGCCACCCAGCACTGGCGCGGGTGCATGACGCCCTGGTCGGGCACCCATTCCTGCAGCCACGCACCGCTGATGCCGCCGGGTTGCGGGTTGCGCAGCAGCAGGCGGGCAAACAGGTCGGGCAGTTGCGCGCGCTGGTCGGCGGACGCATCGCGGCTGGTTTCGTTCCACAGCACGCACACGTCCAGGTCGCTGGCGAACGCCTGCTGCGCGTGGCCGATGGTGAGGCCACTGTCGTCGCCGCCGGCCCAGTTCGATGCCTGCCCGGGGCCTTGCTCCATCACGAAACACGGCAGCTGCTGCGCGCTGATGGACGCCCACGGCTGGTTCGCACGCAGCACGTTGCTGACGGTGCTGCCGATCAACGCCTCGAGTTCGGCCACGAACGGCTGCTCGGTGGTGAGCAGGGTGCGCATGGCGTCGGTGAAGGTTTTCACGCCCATGTCTGCAGCGCCCCCTCGACCTCGGTCTGGATCACCATTAGCGGTTTGGCCGATTCCACCGCGTCATCCATGAACGGGCGCGCCAGTCGCTGCGTCATGCGGTGCTTGTTGCGGCCGGCCCACTCGCTGACGTTGCCGCTGTGGATGGCGCCTGCATACGCCGCCGTGTTGAACACCACGCCGGACAGCGGCGTGGTCATTTCCGAATGCTGGTTGGCTCGCAAGCCGCCGGGCGTGCGAATGGGTACCGGGTACGTCCACGGCTCGGCCTTGCGGCTGCCGCTGAGGTTGGCGACGGCGGCGTTGTTGGTCAGCGTGACCGCCTTGGCGACGCCGCTTTTCAGCGCGGCAGCGAGCGCGGCGATGATCGCGCGCACCTTCGTGACGAATTCCTGCGGCGAGTAGCTGGTGCTCACGACACCACCCCCACCGTGGCGGGGTAGCGGCCGGTTTCCACCACGCCGCTGGCCAGGCCGCTGCCGTCGTACAGGCCGGCGTCGTCCACGTCGCTGGCGCGCATGGCCTCGCCCAGCCAGTACGTGGCGTCCTGCAGCGCGGCGGTTTCCTTCTTGCGCAGTTCGGCCAGCAGCATCGCCTGGTCTTTCTGCAGGCCGTTGGTTACGGCGGTATCCACCGCGGTGTAGCGGCGGCGGTACAGCACCGAGCTGGCATAGGCCACTTCGGCCTTGCGCGCACAGTCTTCAGCGTAACTGCCGTCCGGCATCGCCGCATATACCGGCGCACCGCACTTCTGCTCCACCCACAGCGCGGCCGACTGCAGCACCTTGTCCAGCCAGGCGTTGAAGTTCGCGTCGACCACGCCGAACTGGATGGCGGTAAAGCCCTCGTCCAGCAGATCGTCGTGGGTGGCCTTGGGAGTGGTCATGTCGCCTCGTGGAAAAATGCCGCGCGGTGATACCGCGCGGCATCGTTGCGTGCCTGCGGGTCAGGGGTCAGGTAAACAGCACCCGGGCCACCTGGTCCGTGTCGCCGATCGCCGCGTTCGCCTGGAACGTGCCCACGTAGTCGCTGGCGCGCACATAGATGTTGCGGGCGCTTTCGATGGTGAGGTCCTTCCAGTTACCGCGCTTCAGCTTGCGGCCCGGCAACACCAGGTAGTACCCGCCAAGGTTGGCCGGCAGGTTGGTGCTGGCGATCACCGCGCTGACGCGCACGGTGATGGGCTGCACGTTCGCCTGGTAGGCCACCAGCAGGCTGCCCGCCGTGGCGGTGAGCATCTTGGTGATGCGGCCCACGTCTTCCGGCGCGCAGTAGATCAGGAACCCGGCATTGCTGCCGGCGCCATAGCCCTTGCCGGCCACCGCGCGCAGGATCTTCGCGGCGGCCTTGTTGAGGGTCTTGGTGTCGTCGGTGTCGAACGCCACGTTCACCGCGCTGCTCAGTGCGGTGAACAGGTTGTAGTGCCACGACGCCAGCTTGTCCCACGCCTTGGCGTTGAACTCGGCCACGGTGTCGCTGACGCTCCACCACTTCTGGAAGCGCAGCCAGTCGTCCAGGATGCCCACGCCGTCGGCGAAGGTGCACACGCTGATGGTGGCCTTGTCGTCGGTGACGCCGCGGCGAATTTTCACCTCGGCACCCGGCGCCACCTGGTTGAAGGTGATGCCGTTGTTCGCATCCAGAATGTCGAAGCTGTCCTGGTTGCTGCCGCGCAGGTCCACCAGATCGAACGCGGCCTGGTAACCCAGGTCCATGTCCGGCATGTTGGTGTGGAAGAACTCCACCACGCGGCCGGCCGTGTCGGCCAGGTTCGGGTTGTCGCCCGGCACCGCCCACTTGGTGGTCAGGTAGCCTTTGACGCGATCGACGGTGGGCACGTGGATCGAGCCGCTCTTTCCGCCGATTACCTTGATGCCATTCACGTCCTCGACGCGCGGCATGCCGCCCATGTCGGCGAACATCGCCGGCAGGCTGAACTCGGTGTTGATCGCCTGCTCGAGTGCCTTGAGCTGTTCCTGCGGTTCCAACACCGTGGCGAGCTTGTGGAATTTATGGAGAGTGCGCATGGGTGCTGGCTCCTTAGGCCGCGAAAGCGTTGAAGGCGACCAGGCCGGTGGCGGCATCACCCGAGAGTGCGGCCTCCAGCGCGTAACCGATCGGCGTGTTGCTGGTAGCCACGTTGGTCACCACCTTGGCGGTGTTGTCCCAGTACAGCTTGTCCAGCGCGGCCCATGCCACGGCGGCCTTGGCGGCGCCGTAGATTTCCCCTTCGTAGGTGAAACCGTTCAGCGCATTGGCGAGGGCGGTGGACGTGGGAATCAGCAGGTGCGAATTGATCAGCACCGGCACGTGCGCGGTCGTGGCCGCGGTATGCGACATCTGCAGGGTCTTGATCTGCGATGCCGGGGAGCGAACTTGCAGGCCCATGATGCTGTCTCCTTAGCCCGCAAGGGCCGGGTTGTTGATGACGGAATCCTTCGCGGTTTCCTGCGAGCCCGGCGCGCCCTGGTTGGCGTTGGCGCCCTGCACGGTGCGCTGCTGCGGCAGGCGGGCCTCGTAGCCCTTCTGGATCGCGCGCAGGCGCTCCACCGAATTGCCGGCGTGGAATTCCTTGGCGGCGGTCACGGCTTCCGGCTCGTCGCCGACGATCTTCAGCTGCCGCTCCATCGCGATGATGTCGTCCACCAGCAGCGCCTTCGCCGCCTTGGCGTCGGCGATGTACGCCTTCAGCTCGACCACGTTGTCGAGCAGCGTGGCGTCGTCACCCAGTGCGGTTTTCAGCGCGGCCAGGACATTGGCGGACTTTTCACCGGATGCAGCCTTGGTCTGCAGAGCCGTGATTTCTTCGTTCGTGAGGGACATGGTCTGCTCCGGTTCGGGTTTCTGTTGTGCGGATTTCACGGCGCGCGCGCCGGGTTGTGCGCCCAGCCATACCAACGACATTTCCATCGCTTCGCCGGGCCCGACCCAGCGACGCGCGGTCAGTTCACGACCTTGCGCATCCTTGATGGGCACGGGTTCGCGCAGCTCCGTTTCGAAGCCGATAGATACGTCACCAGCAATGCCGGCGTCCTGCTTGATCAGCAGCGCCGTGTTGTCGGGCGTCTTGGCGTAATAGGCGCGGGCGAACATGGCTTTCGCCTGGGTGCGATCCGGCGGCAACTGCAGACCGGGCTCGCGCAGCAGCTCGCGTAGCGCCTCGATCGACATGGTTTGCGTGCTGGTGGCGAACACGCGCCCCTCGGCGGGGCCGCCATCACCCTGCCAGCTTGTCGGGTGCTTGATATAAACGCCCTTGCCGGACAGCGTGCGGGCGAAGTCGTCGATCAGGCTTTCGTCGAAGCACTCGTTGTCGCGGTCGATGCAGTTGTGCACCAGCACGTATTCGCGGATCTGCAACTCATCCGCCGCGAAGTCGCGCAATGTGTAGGCACGAATCGCCGCGAGTGCGGCGTCATCGGCAGCCTGAGCTGCCTTGACGTGCATCGCAAACGATTTCGTGAGCACACTCACTTCGCGCGCACCTTCTCGACGGGCTTGATGTTGTGCATGCGCCAATCGGCCTGGTCGCCGCTCAGCGGGCCACTGTATTCAGGGTGGCGGAAATCGGTCTTGTCGATCTTGTCGATCTTGCCGGCGGCTTTCGCCGCCGGCGCGACCGCCGCACCATCCACCGCTGGAGGTTTCTTTTCGTCGCTGCCGTCGCCGTTGTCGTCCAGCGCGGCCAGCTGCTTGTCGATTGCGGTTTGCAGCGTCACGCGCGGCGGGTCATTCGCCGCCTCCTGCGCTGCCAGCTCCACCAGATCGTCACGGCTCAGCGATGCCAGTCGCTCGATGATATGCGCCACCGATTGCTGCTTCAGGTTGGTGATCTCGGCCTTGTCCATCGCTGTGCACCACGTTGATTGATGAGCTTTCGTGGCCCATCAAACCGGTGCTGGGTGTGGCGCAGCAAGACCCAAGCGCCGCACTTTGCGGCAGCTACGCCACGGACGCGCGAATCGGCGCGCCGACCCAGAACTGGAACGCCGTCGGTTCGTCGGGGTAGATCAGCGGGCGCAGCGTGCCCTCGACGTGATGCAGCAGCGTCATCACGCATTCCAGCGGCGCCCACTTCGTGGCGACGAGCAGGCCGGCCTCCGCATCGTCTACGCCGCCGATCCAGATCGGCACGCCGAAGTATTTCCCGTGGTGGGTGAAGCCGTTGGCCAGCGCTTCGGCAGCGGTCATGTAGCCCAGCATGGTCACACCCTCCCCGCGATCACGCAGAAGCAACCGGGGTGCGAATCGCGCACGGGCATGGGGCCGGTATCGATGGGGTAAGGACCATTGGCGGCGATTTCATGGCAAATCGGGCACGCTTCAGGCGCCTCGATCCAGTCGTATTCGTTGATGACCATTCCCTTGAGTGCAGCTTTCTGCCCCTCGGCGTGACTGGCTGCCATCTCGCTTTCGGCCAGGCGCTGCCAATCGTAGTTATGGCCGTCGAATTTCTTGCGCAGCTCGGCGGCTACCTGCCGCGGATTGTCGCCGTTGTACGTGCCTTCCTGCAGCGCGTGCACGATGTCGTTCTCGTAGACGCGCACGGTGGTCTTGCTGAGCACCTGGTGCAGCTCGCCGGGCAGCGCTTGCGCACGGGCGGTGCGCGAGGCCTCGACGACCTGGGCGGCTTCGGCCTCGCGGTCCACGCCGGCGGCAGCGTTCTCGATACCGCGCGTCCAGATTTCCAGCGCCAGTTGCACCAGCGCGCTATCGGGCGCCGTGCTGGTGGCCACGAACTCCGCCTGCCGTTGGGTGAGCCGCTGCAGCATGCTGACGATGTCGAACGCGAACACCACGCCGGCCGCTTTCGTCGTGGGCAAGTCCAGCGCTTTCAGCGTGTCGTCGGCCAGTTTTTTCCATGCGGTTTGCAGTGCCGCGATGGCGGCGGTTTCGATGCGCGGCAGGTTCGGGTCGTCGATGGCCCATGTTTCGCCGTTGGCGCCCTTGGTGTGCACGTGCGGCGCATGCTTGCCCACCGGTGGCGCGATCAGCTTCATCAGCGCGCTGCGCAGGATCGGGTGGTCGAAGGTGTCAGCGGCGAGCTCGAAGGCGGCCTTG